GCGGTGATCTTTGTTGTAATGAAGTTAGCTCTGTGGATAACAGAGACAACATCATTTCGTGCAGAGACTGAGAGGTTAAAGCGTATGCAACATGGTCCGTATGAAGTTTGGGACGAAGAAGAAGAAGACGATGAATGGTAAAGACTACAAATTACTATATAAAAGAATTTCAGAAATGAGAAACGAAATGCTAATGGATGAACCATGTCCATTATATGAACCAGGATGGGAAGACGTTACAGACTCTCCCTCTGACTGGGCAGACTTCTGGTACAATGAGGATAAAGATGACTCATAAAGACTGGATTATTGACGGTGAGAATGTAGAACCACCACACCTAACAACAAAAGAAGAAGTACAGGAGATGATTGATGATGCCATACGAAAGCATAATCGTAATGCTGGAATTATCAGTATGTGTGTTGGTTGGGTTGTTCTTGCACTTTTTGCTGAAGGTCTCCTTAGACTTATTGGAGTTATAGATCCTTTACTTCCTTGGTTAAAAATTACACTGTAAACCATGAAAATGGACATTCTACAAAAGAGAATTAGACAATTGGAAATTTCAGAAAAGATTGATGAAGCGATTGCGGAACACTATTCGCTTCAAGGATTACCTGTACCAAATTGGAAAAGACCTAAGGTAGAGTGGTGGAGAGAATACCTAATAAAACTAGGACTAGATCCCAACAACCCATAAATACTAAGTAGCTTGGGAAGTTGACATGACCGCTGAATGGTATAAGGAACAACCTTCCAATAGGAATTTCTTAAACCCTATTGGTTATCTCCTAAAACTAGAAAAGTTTTCTGGAGTAGATTTCTTTTGCCAATCAGCAAATGTCCCCGACGTTTCAATGCCAACCATTGAGGTAGCAAGTCCATTCAGAAACTTGCCTATCATTCCTGGTGGTGGAGTAACGTTCGGGGATTTTGTTGTGCGTTTTATTGTTGATGAAGATTTGATGAATTACAATGCCATTTACAAATGGATTCGTGACAATGGTAACGCTGATGAAATGGCACGTACTACATTAGAAGAGGACATCTATACTAATGGACAATTGCATATTGTTACGAGTGCTTACAATCCAGCATTTGTCGTTGACTTTGTAGATTTATTCCCTGTGTCCTTGAGTAACCTACAATTTGATGCTACAATAAGTGATGTGGAGTATATAACTGCAGAAGTGGTGTTTAAACATCAGCAGTTCTCCATCCGTGATAACCAAATGAAACGTCTATGAATTTTGAATCTCTTCGTAATAAATTTGAAAAATTGAGAGAGGACTGGGCGGAAGATTCTGCAGTTGACTTTCAATTCAAGAACAAACAGTATAGCACAGATCTGGGACAACTCGCGTTAGACATCCCTTTTCAACATAATAAATACTTAAACCATTACACTGACATTCAGCAGATCAAAACTTCGCTGGAATTTGAGATCCGCAAAATGGTTAGAGATAAGCGCGAGTATTACTCTGGCGAGGCAGACGCTAAGACATACGCCGCTAAACCATTTGGATCATCTATCAAGACTTCTGAAAAAATGAAAGTTTATCTAGAGTCTGATGAGGAAATCATCAACCTAGAAGCAAAGATTAAATACCTGGACCAGATGCTCTACTGGCTGGATCAGGTTATGAAGCAAATCTCTAATAGAGGTTTTCAGATCAAGAGTGCCATTGAGTGGGAGAAATTTGTAAATGGACAATGATGACCACCCTGAGTATTAAGAAAAAGAACGAAGTCTACATTACTATTAATTCCAAGGAACCACATGTCCATCATGAGTTGGCGGACTACTTTACCTTTGAGGTTCCTGAAGCTAAGTTCTTAAAAAAGAATCCCAGATACAAATACTGGGACGGAACTATTCGCCTGTACTCCCCTGGTACAGGTGAGTTGTATCATGGTCTAATGAAACACTTACAAGTGTGGGCACATGAGAGACAGTATACTATTGAGTATGAAAAGAACGATTGGTACGGAGATGTAACTGACGATAATAAATTCGTGTCTCCTGCTGGCGTCAAAACATTCATGGACAAAATTGTCCGATCAGAAATTAAACCTCGTGACTACCAATATCGCGCAGTCTACGAAGCTATTAAATATAACCGTAAATTACTTCTTTCTCCTACGGGTTCTGGAAAGTCTCTGATGATCTATTCCCTCGTCAGATACTATACTGCTACCAGCAAGAAGACGCTCATCATCGTTCCTACTACGTCCCTGGTAGAACAGATGGTCAATGACTTTAACGATTACGGGTGGAATGCCGACGATCATGTGCATAAAATTTATTCGGGCAAGGATAAAAATACGGATAAACCAATTATTATTTCAACCTGGCAATCAATCTACAAATTCCCAAAAAGATACTTTGATGATATTGACTGTGTTATCGGTGATGAAGCACACCTATTTAAGTCAAAGTCCCTCACAGGAATCATGACTAAACTTCACAATGCCAAGTACCGTTTTGGTTTTACAGGGACACTTGATGGTAGCAAGACACACAAGTGGGTACTAGAAGGATTGTTTGGTGATTGTGAACGTGTAACTAAAACAGACGATCTTATTAAAGAAGGTTACCTGTCTAAATTTAGGATTAAAGTTTTACTTTGTAAACATGCTCCGCAACATTTTGAATCATATCACGATGAGATGGAGTATCTAGTAACACATCCTGGTAGAAATAACTTGATTAAAAATCTAGTTAATGATTTAAAAGGAAATACTCTTGTCCTCTTCAACTATGTAGAGAAGCACGGGGAACCACTTTTTGAGTTGATAAATAGCAACATAGACCCCACAAGGAAAATGTTCTTTGTGCATGGTGGTACTGATGTAGAGGATAGAGAGCAAGTTCGTCAGATTACTGAGACTGAGAACGACGCTATCATTATTGCATCCTACGGCACATTCTCTACTGGCATTAACATTAAACGATTACATAACATTATCTTTGCATCTCCTAGCAAGTCGCGTATCCGTAACCTACAATCCATCGGACGTGTCCTCAGGAAAGGAGAAGGTAAAGACATTGCAACCTTATATGATATCGCTGATGACATCGGCGGACAGAACTATACATTGAAACATTTGAACGAAAGAGTTACAATTTACAATGAAGAAAATTTTAAATATGAGGTTATACGAGTAAACCTTAGAGCTGGATAATATGGAAGAAGAATTCCTAGCAACAGTAAAACTAATATCTGGAGAGGAGATTGTAGCAAAAGTTTGTTACCTAGAAGACGAAGATAAAGTCCTACTAGAAAACCCTCTCCAAGTTGAACTAGCAAAACAAAGAAAGGGTCAAATAGAAGTGTCTGGTTTTTCTTTTAAAGAATGGATCAGCGCCACGTTTGACAATATGTTTATTTTAAACAGAAGTCACATCATTACAATTACTGAAATTGATGGTCACATCCAAGAATTTTATGAGAAGACTTTACAGAGATTAGAAAATGGTAAGTCTCTTACTGGAAGGGGAAACAAACTCCCCAGATCCTCAGGATACTTAGGTTCTATAAAAGAAATGAAAAAGTCTTTAGAAGATATCTTTAATAAAAGCTAGTACCTGTTTCTGAACCTCTACAAGGTTAATTGTACTGAGTTTCTGAGGTTCTGTCAAGCCCCCTTTACAAATCCAGTTCATCGTGCTATCCTTAGTACATGATAATGGTATAAACCATGGCATATGCAGTAATGACCCGAAAAAAGACTGAATACTACGTCAACAATAAAGAGTTCCTTGCTGCGATCACTGACTATCGGCAGAAGGTTCATGCCGCTAAGGAAGCAGGCAAACCTCGCCCGAGAGTTACTAACTACTTAGGTGAATGCTTTCTAAAGATCGCAACACACTTATCTTATAAACCAAACTTTGTTAACTACATGTTCCGTGAGGACATGATCTGTGACGGCATTGAAAATTGCCTCCAGTATATTGACAACTTTGACCCAGAAAAATCCAAGAACCCATTTGCTTATTTCACTCAGATTATTTACTATGCATTCTTGCGTAGGATCCAGAAAGAGAAAAAGCAACTAGAGATCAAAGGCAAGATCCTAGAAAGGTCAGGATATGATGAAGTTATGCACACTGACACATACGATGGTAGTATGTCTGGTATGAATGCTTCTTATTCTGACATGGGT